AGAAGTCATTTCGTTGGTGTAATATCTTGCCAATTTTCAGCTAATGCCTAGTATAATAGAATAGCATTGTATTATTTATGACTAGAGCAATCGAACTTCTAAGAAATAGTTTTGGTGTAAGCCAGCTATATCAACATGATGTAATCAAAAATGACACCATTATTTTAAGTGTCTATTGGCATCCACTTACTATTGCAGAAAGAGAGTCAATACAAAAAAAATCTATCAGTGAAGATGCTAATGAATTTGCTTTAAATTTAATGATTGAAAAGGCTTTAGATAAAGACGGTGTAAGACTTTTTCAGGATGGAGATAAAGCATCTTTAAGAAGAGAAGTAGAGGCAAATGTATTACAAGAGATACAATTAGCTATGCTTGAAGCTGGACAAACCAGAGGAGTTGAAGAGGCTAAAGCCGAATTAAAAAGCTAATAATCAATTTAAGTTTTTATTTTCTTTAGCTAGAGAATTAAAGAAAACTGTTTTTGAGTTGTGTGAAACTTTAACTGTAGAAGAAATGATAGGATGGGCTGCTTATTTTGAGTTAGAAAATGAAGAATTTAAAAAAGAAGAACAACAAGCACAAAAAAATAATGCTATAAAACGTAGAAAGAGGTAAGATAGAAGAAATCTTTTATCTTCGTAAAAAGTGGCAGATTATAGTGTTGATATTGCTTTAAAGGTAAAAGGTCAGAAACAATTAAAAGATCTTTTAAAGCCATTAAACGAAATAAATAAAAATGTAAAAGAATTAGTAAAAATTACAAAGCAATCAGCAAAGACTATTCCACAATCAATAAATAAAATAAATAAAAAGTTTGATAAAACAGATGCGAAATTAAAAAAAATAAAAAAACAAGCTAAACAAGCAAAAAAAGAATTAGAAAAATTAAACGAAGCTGAAACTAAAGGTTCTGGAGGTTCTTTAGGGTTTCCACAAAAATCAAGACGATCAAGAATTATTCAAAGTGCTGCTATCGGTGGTGGTTTTCCTTTGTTATTTGGAGGAGGGATAGGACAAGCAATTCCAGGTTTGATTGGTGGTGCGTTGGGTGAAGCAGCTAGTCCTGGAGGTGGGTTTGCTGGTTCTATTGCAGCTACAGCTTTAGTTGCTGAGTTAACAAAAATTGGACAAGCTTCTATTGAAACAGCAAACAAAATAAGTACTTTAAGTGGAAAGTTAGAACTTGCAAGAGAGAGATCACTATTTACATCGAAAGAAACTGAAGAACTTGCTCGTCAATTAGAGCGTCAAGGTAAAGCCCAAGAACTTAACAATTTACTTAATCAAGAATATCAAAAGATTATAGGAGCCGAAGGGGTAGCTAAGTTAAATAAATTAAATGAAGTATCAAGTGAATTTAATAGATTGATGGGAATATTAAAAACTCAATTTGATGCTTTTATTGCTGGCCCTCTAACTAGGCTTTTAAAGTTCTTAAATAATATTCTTGGACAAGACGCAAATAGACGACAATTTGATAGGCTTAGATCTAGTTTAAAAGGACAAGAAAAAGAAGATTTTGAAGCTAGGTTGAAAGAATTACGAGGGACACAAGGTAGATCTTCGGGACCAATAACTGACGCTATAATTCAAACAATAATGAAGGATTTTGGTGTTAAACCTCTTTCAGAACCTAAAGGAAAATCATTAACACCACAAGCTCAACTTGGTATAGATCGTATGGCTGATCTAGACAAAGAAATAGAAAAAGCTACTTTAAAAAATACACTTTCAGAAAAAGATTTTGAAATAGAAATGAGAATACAAGAGATTAAAAAAGGTACTCTTGATTTAGAAGATGATGAAATAAGAAAAAAATTAGAAAAATTATATAAATTAGATGAAGAGCAACAAAAATTACAAAAAACCAAAGATTTATATAGCAGTATTGCTAATACTATTGAAACAGGAATAGTTGATGCTTTGCAGGGTGCAATAGATGGAACTAAAACTTTAGGCGAAGTAGCCAGCAGTGTATTTTCTCAGATACAAAGATCACTTTTACAGTTTGGTGTTAATTCTCTTTTAGGAGCTATTGGTATTCCTGGGTTTGCAAGTGGTGGTAGACCTCCTGTTGGTAGACCGTCAATCGTGGGAGAAAAAGGACCTGAGTTGTTTGTACCTGACAGGGGAGGAACTATCATTCCAAATAATCAGTTAGGTGGTTCTACAAACGTAGTTGTAAATGTAGATGCTTCTGGTTCGGCTGTTGAAGGAGATGAAGATAGGGGAAGAGAACTTGGTCGTCTTATATCAGTAGCGGTACAATCTGAGATAGTACAACAGAAAAGACCTGGAGGTTTACTTGCATAATGGCTACTTTTCCATCTATCGCTCCAAAATACGGGCAACAAAAAAGGTCCGCACCAAATACGAGAACAGTTCGTTTTGCTGATGGATATGAGCATCGCATATTATTTGGTCTCGCACAAAATCAAAATCCAAAAATATTTAATTTTACTTGGGAAGTTTCAGAAACAGACGCAGATACTATAGAAACATTTTTAGATGCAAGAGCAAATGATAGTGCTAGTTTCGATTATCAACCAGCAGGGGAACCTAGTTCATATAAATTTGTATGTGAAAGCTGGTCAAAATCAATTCCATACTTAAATAGAGCAAGAATACAAGCAACATTTAGAGAGGTATTTGAACCATGACGGTTGCTACTGTTTGGAGTCCTAATCAAGCTAAAAATGCAGGAGATATTGTATGTCCTACTAATGGTGTTGATGGTATGTTTTTTCGTGTTACAACACCAGGTACTACTGATAGCACAACTGAACCTTCATGGACAAAAATTATAGGCGAAAGTGTTTACGACAATGATATTATTTACGAAGCATTTAGCAGTATTTTTGATGACATATCCAAAATAAATCCTGGGTCAGTAATCGAATTATTTACTCTTACTCTTAAAACTGCTTTACATGGTGCTAACACGGTATATAGATTTCACTCAGGGTCTAATCAGACAAACCAAGATATAGTTTGGGCTGGTAATTCTTATCTAAAATTTCCTATAATTGCTGAAGGTTTTGCTTTTAAACGTGGTCAACTACCAAGACCTAAATTAAAAGTAAGTAATGCTCTTGGAACAATGTCAGCTATTCTTGTAACTGTAAATGAAATAACAGCAGGAAATGATTTAACAGGTGCTACTGTTACCAGAATAAGAACATTGGCAAGATTTATTGATAATGCAAACTTTACAGGCAACAATCCTTTTGGGACACCTGATCCTAACGCAGAGTTTCCAAGAGAGATTTATTCTGTGGATCGTAAATCAGCAGAAAACAGAGAAGTAGTTGAGTTTGAATTAGCAGCAGCATTTGATTTAGCTGGTATAAGAGTGCCAAAAAGACAATGCACTAGAGCCTTATTCCCTGCTATTGGTACGTTTATTCAATGAGTTGGAAAGATGACGCATTGGTTCATGCGAAAGACCAAGACCCAAAAGAATCTGTGGGATTATTGCTAAATATACGAGGTAAAGAAAGATACTATCCTTGTGAAAACCTTGCCATTACATCTCATCAGCATTTTATTTTAAATCCAGAAGATTATGTAAAAGCAGATAATCTTGGTGAAATAACTGCTATTATTCACAGTCATCCAGTTTCTACCCCAGAGCCTAGTCAGGCAGATAAAGTAAGTTGTGAACAAAGCAAATTACCTTGGTACATTGTTAATCCAACAACAGAAGAATGGGCTTATGTAGAGCCAACAGGGTATGAAGCACCTTTATTAGGTAGACAATGGGTCTGGGGTGTCACCGATTGTTGGAGTTTAGTTGTTGATTACTACAAAAAAGAAAAAGGAATTATTTTAAAAGATTATGAAAGAACAATGACAGCAGATGAGTTTTTGTTCGATCCATTATTTGAAAGCTACGCATGGCGAACAGGTTTTAGAGAACTTAGACCAGATGAGAAATTAAAAGAGGGAGATGTATTGTTGATGTCTATTATGTATCCAACTTTAAATCATGTGGCGATTTTCTTAGGAGATATGGTTTTACATCATTTAGCAGATAGACTATCTTGTAGAGAGCCTTACTCTGAATGGTTGTTAAAATGTACTGGTAAGAGGTATCGCTATGCTCAAGAAAGTTAAACTATATGGTGAACTAGCTGACTTTGTAGGTCATAAAGAATTTGATGCCGTTATAAACTCTACTGCTGATGCAATTAAATTTTTAATTAGTAATTTTGAAGGATTAGAAGCACATATGGGAAATAGATATTATCAAGTACTTGTTGATAATTATGATATTGATGAAACTCAAATACACGATCCAATAGGAGAATCTGATGTCAATATTGTTCCTGTTATTAGTGGAGCAGGAGGAGTTGGAAGAGCTTTAGCAGGAGTCGCATTAATAGGATTAGCCTTTGCTACTGGAGGTACTACTCTATCATTAGGTCTTACTGGTTTTACAGGAGGTGCTGGAATATCTGCTCTCGTAGGAAATATTGGTATTGGTTTGACTCTTATGGGTGTAAGTGAAATTTTATTTCCCATGCCTAAAGGAAGAGATTTTAGCAATGAAGAAGATCCACGCATTTCATTTAGTTTTTCTGGAGTGCAAAATACTGATAGGGCTGGAACTAGCATCCCTTTATGTTACGGAGAAATTGTCACTGGATCTGTAGTCATATCAGCAGGTATTGATACACAGCAAATTGTTGCAGGAGAAGCATAGTGAGTAAAATTATAAGAGGTTCTAAAGGACCATCACAACCAAGAGAACCAGTAAGAGCCGAAGATACTCTTAACAGTAAAGAGTTTGCTACGATCCAGGATTTATTATCTGAAGGTGAGATCGAAGGTTTTGCAACTCCGTCTGAAAAAGGTATTGCTCGTAATAATGCAAATTATAATAATGCTTGTTTAGCTGATATTTTTTTAAATGATACTGCTGTCTTAAATGTAAGTCCAGACGATCCAGAATTTACAACTAAACTTAGTAGTTTAACTGATTCAGATTTTAGTTTTGAGGATGTTACCTTTATTCCCAAATTTGGAGAAGGCAATCAAAAACCAGTAGCTAATTTAGAAAATGCAAACCTACAAAAAACATCAAACACTGTATTAACAAATTCTGCTATTGTCACTAAATCATCACATGTTGATAGTCCTGATCTTGCTACAGGGCAACACGCAGCAGAAGTAACTATACAGTTTTTAGCATTACAAAAGTTTGAAACTAATGGAGATATTTTAGGAACAGAAGTTAATTATCAAATACAACTACAAACAAACAATGGAGTTTTTACAACAGTAATAGATGAAACAATTACAGGTAGAAGTAAAGATTCATATTCAAGAGAGCATACAATCAATTTACCTAATGATACTTTTGGAAATGCTAACTACACACAAGCAAAAATAAGAGTAGTAAGAATTACTGATGACAGTGATCCAGATGTAATCCAAGATACGTTTGGTGTTTCAAGAATAGAAGAAGTTGTATATACTCCACAAGCATATCCAGATTGTGCTTATTCAACTTTAAGAGTAAGTTCTGAGCAGTTTAGTTCTGTACCACAAAGAGCGTTTCGTATTCGTGGTATCAAAGTAAAAATTCCAGGTGCAGGTGCAAATAATTCTGGAACTCCTACTGTCGTTAAAAATCAAGCTGATGCAGATAGTTTAGGACTTGGTACTGTAAGCAGTTTTGGTTTTATACATTATCCAACAGGTTACATATTTAATGGAACGATGGGTGCTGCTGTTTGGTGTACTTGTCCTTCAATGATATTGCTTGATGTTTTAACAAACCAAAGATATGGGCTGGGTGT